CAGATCGGGGAACGCCGCCAGGGGGGTGAGCGCGTAGAGAATGAACTTGTTGGCGGCCTCCGTGGGGACCGGCCACACAATCATCGTCGCCAGGGGGTACGTCCGGTTGTAATAGCAGTAGGTATCTAGTGTCGACAGTAGCCCCTTGATCTGGAGGTTCTGGTACATGTCATCGGTCAGCACCGCGATCGGGATCTCCGTGAAGGGAGGCACCGCGCCCCCCTGCCGGAGCTCGATCGCCGCCCCGGTGACCCAGGTAGGCCGGGCAATGTTCCAGTTTCCGCCCGTGCCGACCGTATAGGAGCCCTGGCTGGCCGTGAGGGGCAGGGTGAACCGATCGTTGACCGGGATCGTGAGCTTCTGGGCCATCCAGGCCCGGATCATCATGTTGAGCCGCCGGAGGCCGTCCACCATGAGCTCCGGGCCCACGTCCTCCCCGGCCGACTTGACGCCGATCAGATCATAGGCCCCGTTGATCAGATCTTCGGCCTTGAGGAGCGCCATGGCCTAGCTCCCCCAGGTGCAGCCCATCCGCGACACCTCGACCGAACGTGTCCCACCGGCGCCCGCGACGTTGAACGCATAACACCCCACGTAGGGGTTGGTGGTGTCGGTAGGCACCTTGCTCGAGATCGTCACCTCCGCCCCGTTGTTGATGCTCACAAAGGCATTCGGCGAGACGTACCGGATCCGCAGGAGGTAGGCCGTGTTGGCGGCCGCCGCCGCAATGTTGCTCGAGACGGCCTGGCCCGTGTTGTCGTTCGAAACGAAATCCCATTGAGCGCCAATCACGCTCGAGTACCGGAACAGGAGGCACCGGCCGGTCACCGTGTCGGAGTTGGTGGGATCGGCCGTCCAGAGGCCGACGAACAGCCGCGTATCGGCAATCGCCGTCTGATCGGTCCGGATCTTCCAGGCCAGATCGAAGTTGTAGAGACTCCACTGGAGCCTCGAGGTGGCAAAGTTGACGTCAAAGCCGCCCGCACTGTTGCCGGCCGCCGCCGCCGTCGTCCAGACCATGTAATAGGCATCGGCCGCCCGGTGCGCGGTTGGCGTTGTGCCGCCCAGGAGCTGGAGATTGATCCCGTTCCCCGTGAGCGCGATATTATCGCCCGCGATCGACGTCCCGGGTGGGGACGCATGCCAAGAGAAATGCGAGAGGGTAGCCGGTTCGCCTACCCCCTCCATCACCAAGGGGTACCAACCAGACACCCCCGAGGCGAGAGCCTGCTTGATGTAGACGATCCCGGTAGCGGTATCGAGGTACGACTGGCCGCCGGTCCCGGTGACCACCCCGTTGGGGTTGCCGGTCCCGCTGAAGTTGGTTCCGCCGCCGCCGACCCCGCCGAGAAAGACTGAGGTAGGCATCAGGCCGCCAGGCGGATCGCCGCGGACACGGTGCCGCCGCCGGTAATGGGGGAGCTCACCCGGACCCGCAGGAACGCGTACCCGGTGTACTGGCCGTGGACCGCGACCTGGGCCCCGCCGGTGAAGGTGTTGGCGTTGACCGTCGCGATCGTGCTCCAGGTGCCCGTGTAAATCTGTTCAGCATCGGGCGGATCGTCCCGCCAATCGGCCTCCTCGATCACGAGCGCCCCGCCCGAGGTGGTCCCCACCGACGAGAAAAAGACCACGAAGGTGGGGTACCCGACCGCATTGACCGGCGCCGAGGTGCCTTGGGTAACCCCGGAGAGGAGGAGCTGGCGAAGCTGGCCAACAATCATCGTGGTTTCCGGCGCCTAGTCGCCGTCCTCTTTGGGCGCCTTGTCGAACCGGCCGCCCTCATCTCGAGACTTGCCGGCCTTCCCCTTGCCACCCTTCCCGGCTGGCGCCTCCGGGATCTCCGGGAGGTGCTCCCCGGCCGCCCGATCTTCCTCGAGCGCCTCCGCCTGGGCCGGCTGGCTCAGTTTCCGATCGCCGTAGTGCCGCCGGGCTGTCTGTTCGGAGTGCTCATCCTCCGCCCGCTCGAGCGCCGCGATCGCCTCCGCGCCCGTCTTGAAGAATCCGCGCTTGAGCTGGTTCTCGAGCTCGATCTCCGAGTTGACCGTACAGGTGATCGAGGCCTCTGCCTGGCCTCCCGAGCCGGCCCGCCGCGCCTGGTAGAGCATGAACGGGAAATGCTGGTAGGTGTACGGCTTTTCCCACTTCGCCATCTCTTTGCCGAGCTCTGAGTCTGGGGTGATAATCACGGCCATATAGGGAACCCTCCGGGGGGAACTATACGCCAGCCGCCGTCAAAGAAACAGGAGGCGGATCGGCTCACCAGGGCAGGGAAAACCAGGAGCCCCTGGCCACCAGCCGAATAGCTGGCCCGGCCAGGGAACTCCCACCAGAGACGCCGCATGGACCGCTCGAGGCCGTCTAGGCCAGCGTCACGTTGCGGAGGTACATCACGTTCCAGACGCCCAGCACGGCCTTGATCCGGAAGTTGTCCCCGATCGCGCCGCCGAAGGTGCCCACGTCAGTGGCCGCGCCGCCCCCGTTGAACCCGGTGGTATACGTGACCGTGTTGGCCTGGGCCGTCCCGGCCATAATCGTCATCTCGAGGCCTTCCATGTCCCGGGTGGGATCGGCCAACGTCATGGCCGCGACGCCGGCCTTGTTGAGAATGACGGTGGTGTTCTGATCCGGGAGTGCGATCGCCCCGTTGACGCTGTAGTACTGGACCCGCTCCCGGAACGGCGGGACCTGGTTGGTGGACCCGGCCGGGATTGCGATGAAATCGGAGGCCGCGGCCGCCAGGTTGACCGGCGCCAGCGCATTATGCGCCACCGCCAGGGTCCCCTCCGCGCCCCGATCGCGCACCGTCACGAACGGCGAGACGATCGAGAGCACCGCGCCCACGTACTCGTTTTCGATCTTCAACGGCGCCCCGACAACGGCGCCGGTAACCGACGTCAGCCGCAGGGTGAGATCGGCCGCCCCGCAGGCCGCCGCCAGGGTGGTATTGGTGAGTGACATAATCTCCTCGAGCTCCTCAAAAGGCCCTCCGCCTGGAGAGCCGGACCGAAACCCCGGCCGCCCCTAGCTGTAGAGCCGGACCGCGAAGTAGGGCAGGACCGCCGCCCACCCGTAGATGATGTCAAACCGGGACGGCTCCTGATCGGTTTGGATGCTGTACTGCTCCGTCCAGCGGATCGAAAACTTCGATTCCTCCGACCGCACCCGTTCCACGTTCGCGCCGGCCAGTGAACCCTTGAGATCGGCCATGACTGCCGCAAAGGCCCCCTCGTTGAAAATCAACGATTGCCGGGTGAGGGTGGCCGCCAAAGTGCCGCCGACCGCGCCGGTGGACCCAACAACCGTGATCGCCGCGTTGTTGGCTGGCGAATTGGACACGGTTTGCAGCGGCCCCGAGGTAATGATCGCCGGGGTGATCGGGATCGTCATCGCGCCGGCCGTGTCGGAGGTGGTCACCGTCACCGTAAACCGCTGGAGGTTGCCCGTGGTCTGGTAGCTGATCGGGTTGACGCCAAAGACGCCCGCGATCGTAAAGGAATCGTTGGCGTTGAGGGTGGTGGCGCCGGCCGCCCAGCCGGAGGTGATCAGGTTCGATCCGGTCTGGTTCGCCCCGTTGACGACGGGAGTTGAGGCCGTAAACGTCCCGGTGGTGTAGAACCCGACGTTGGGGGACTCGTAGTAATCGTCAATGCCCAGGGCCTGCTGGGCAAAACGCCCCTTCCGGTACGTGGTGCTTTGCAGGTTCTGGGGGTTGAACAGGGGGTAGTTGGCCGCCGCGAGCTGGACCATGGAATCCGGATCGAGCACCGCGCAGTACGGCTCCGGGACCGCGTACTTGGACAGCATGGCCCGGGCCTGGGAATAGAACAGGTTGGTGGTGTTGGCCACCCCGGGCGCCCCGAGCGAGTTGTAGACGGCGCCAAACACCGTCTGAAACCCGTCTACATCGAACTTGTTGGCGAGGCTGACGGCCGCCGGCATGGCGTACCGCTTCCGGACGTCCTCCACAATCATGGTCCCGTCCGCCGAGCTCCACCCGAAGCCAATATGCTTCTGGTTGGTGATCGTGATCGGGACGGTCTGATTGAAAATCGCCTGTTGGACGAGGCCCTGGCCCTCAACCGGGATAAACCGCTGAGGGAGCCGCGCGTTGACCGTGTACCCGATCTTCGCGCCCACCTTCTCCCATTGAGAATCGTAGGAGCGATCCACGACCGAGCCGAAAACGAGGTTGTTTTTCCAGTACCGGGCGACTTCTTTGGTGACCCAGTTGGGGGTGATAAACGTGTTCATCGGCGGCCCTCAATCGGCCGCCTCGAGGCGGCCGGTTACCGGCTGGCCCGCCGCTTGGCCTCCTGGCGAATTTCGTAGGCCTCGTGCTCCTCGAAACTCGCGGACGCGGGTGGCGGCAGATCATCAGCCTGCATCGCCACCGTCCGCACCGGCTTAATCGGACGTGGTGGGGTTGAAACTGGAGGCGCAACGGCAGAGCCGGTACGAGCTGCCGGGTTGCGCGAAACTGGCGACCCATCGGCCGCCAATGAGGCGAGACGATACGCCACCTCCGTAGGATCTGTCAATCGTGCAATCTCCCGGGCCTCCTCCGGGTGAGTCACCAGGCCGTAGTAGATCGCCGGGAGCTTGGCCCGCGCCGGCCCGTTGAACACCTGGTGCATGAGCTCTGACACCGGCAGATCCGCGTGCTCGTTCGCCAGGCGATCGAAATCGGGGTAGTCCGCCTCCGCCTGCCGCATCGAATCATGCACAACCCGGCCGTACTCCGTCCGGGCCTGGGCCTGGGATTGCTCCTCCCGGAGCGCCTCGAGGCGCTGGTGGCTGATCACGTCCGAGACAAAGAGCGAGACGGCCGCCGAGTAGTCCTCGTAATTGTCAAATTCCTCGATTTTCGGCGCCAGGGGGTGGTTTTTGAGTTGTTTCCAGTACTCCGCGTACGCGCCCCGTGTGGGTTGCTGGGCCGTGGGGGGAGGTGGCGCCGTTTCGGCCGCCCGCTCCGCCCGGGAGGCCAGCTCCGCCCGGGCCTCATCCCGATCCTTTTCGGCCGCCGCCGCCCGCGCTTCGGCCGCCGACACCTGGCCCGAGAGCTCCCGAATCCGGGGGACGTCCTCCGCGCCGGCCGCATGCTTCGAGCTCGAGAACCGGCCGCGCCGGTTTCGCTCCCGGCCGGCCGTGGTGGTGGTATCGGCCGAGCTCCGATCTGGATCGGGCGCCTGGGCCGGCGCCGCGGCCGGCTCCTCCGGCGGCTCCTCCGGCGCCGGTGGCGCAATGACCTGGCCGGCCTCCCGCCGGACCTCGTACCGCTCGTGATCTTCGAAACTGGCATCCTCACCCGGAGGAGCTACCACCGGGACCGCCTGGGGTTCGGTCATACGTTCGCCTCCACCGGCTCCTGGGCCGGCTCCTGTTGTGCTTGTGTCGCCGTCTGTTGGGCCTGGAGCTCCTGGGCCTGCTGGTGCTCCATGGCCGAGAGCGCCACCTCGTGGGCCCGATCGGCCGTGCCCTGGACGTGCTCATGGACCTGTTGCGTCCGCCGTACGATCGCGTCGGCCAGCTTCGCCACCCGGGCCTCCATGGCCTCCACAAAGGTTCGGGCATTTTCCGCGTTGAGCTTCGCGTCGACGGTGGCCATGTTGGCCGCCACCTGGAGCGCCGCGATTTTTTCCTTACTGGCCAGCTCCATGGCCGTCCGTTGCGTTTCGGCCGCTTGCTTCACCGTGTCCGTCTGGATCTGCTGGGTGAGTTGTTGGACGTGGGCCTGGAGCTCCTCCACCAGCTTGCCCTGGATCGCCATCTGTTGCTGAACTTGCGGGGGGAGCTGGCCCTGGCCCGAGGCCGCGGCCTGGACCCGCGGATCAAGGATCGCCTTCATCCGGTCCGCCAGCTCTTTGGCGCCCGGGGTATCCAGATTCCGGAAATAGATATCCCCGACGACGTTGATCAGGCCGGGGTTGGCCGTCAGGACTTCCCCGACCGAGGCCGCCTCCTCCGTTCGCCGGGTGGCAAAGGCCTTGGTGACCTTCACCACGACGTCAAAATCGGCCCCAGGCGTCAGCGTCCACTGTTGCACCGTCGCCGGTTGGCCCGGCCCGCCGGCCTGGCCCGGCATCACGGCCACCTGGCCCGGTTGCATCCCGGGAGGCGCCGGCATCGGGCCCGCAGGCCCGACCACGAACGGCTGGCCAATGATCGCCGGTTTCAGTTCGCTTTCGTTGTTGATGATATGGGTGAGACGCCCCGGCCGGCCGTAGATCGCCGCGAGCCAGGAATTGTAAATTCTGCCTTCGTACTGGATGGATCGGGCCAGGTTGTCCAGGTAATTCGAGGCGCCATGCTCATCCCGTTGTTGGAGCGCCAGGATCGCCTTGCCGCTCCGCGCCCGCGGATCGACGTCCCCGAGCGCCGCGTCCCCAAATCCCGACGTAGCCTTGATCGCCGCATCGAAGGCCTGCAAGGCCGTCACGAACGGCCCCAGGTTGGCCGCGTCCCCCAGCACGAACGGGGGAGACGCCAGGTTGCCGTTTTTATCGGTGGGGTTGTACTCCCGGACCGCAAAGGCCCGGAGCTGGGCCTGGTTCCACTGATCCTCGTACCCCTCGAGGGAGCCGCCCACGGCCACCACGGGCCGTTTCGGCATATTGGCCATTTCCTCGACCATAGCCGAGAGCGCCACGTTATAGCCCCGCGACGACTCGATCATCGTGTTGACCATGCCCTCAAGGTACCGTTTCCCGTCGACCGGGTGGAGCTCCTGGCCGGTCACCTTGACGATCGGGACGTAGGGCCCAGGCGTGTCGGTTTCCTCGAGGATCTCCACCGCGTTGAACTTGGCCCACCGACAGACGCGAGGCCGATCGGACTCCGGCGCCGCCTCGACATCTTCGCCGGCCTCATCATCCAAGGGGAGATCGTCCAGGTAAAAGTACTCCATGACCCGAATCGACCGCCGGGGCCCGTCCGACGTGAACCAGCCGGGGTAATCGTTGCCCAGCGATCGAAATTCCTCCGCCGAGAGGTTGGCAAACCCCGCCGCCCGCGACTTCGGGTAATCCCGGACATACCGCTCGAGGGGGAGATCGGTGCCGATAAACCCCCACTCCGCATCGCTGCCGTCCGGCTGTTCATGCGCCGGATCGAGCTTCACGTTGGTTTGGTTGTAAATCCGCCGGCAGACGATTTCCTGATCGCCCTTATTCCCACGAACGTACTTTGTGAGGATCCGGTAGAACCCGCGGCCGGCCTGGACCGCCCGCGAAAAGGCCCAGCTCCGGGCATCGGCCGAGGCGCTATGGCGCTGGATCCGCCGGATCAGGCCCTCCCGGAGCTCGATTTCCTTTTCGAGCGCCGGGGACAGGGGTTGGAGGCCGGAAAAGTCATCCGGGGGGACCACCTCGATCCCCATGTCCGCTTGACGTTCGCCGTTGAGCACCTGGGCCACCGGCTCCCGCGTCTTGTTGACGGTAATGATCGGCCGGGCCGGCACCGGCGCCGAACCCTGGGGAGATCCCGTGTTGG